GGCCATCAACGGCTCAGTTGGTCCCCCTAGTTCGAGCAGTTGCTCGCTCCAGCGCTGGAGGTTGGAGTCAAGATTGGTTCTGGGCGTTGGACGAAGTGCTCCCGTCTCAACATCCACGCCACCAATCGGAGATTGCGTTTTGGTCTCGCCCTTGAGCCCAAAGAACTTTTTGGTCTCATCTATGGCCTTGGTGATGCCTCCGATCACGGAATCAATTGTATCACCGATTGCCTTCCACGCCCCGGAAAGGTCGCCAAGCAGTAACGCGGCTACCCACTTGATAAAGTCGATTAGCCCCCGGAACAAGTCAAAAAGCCCCTGGAAATAGCTGTCGGCTCCCGCCAGCAGATCAAGCCACGCTTGCCATGCACCCTCAAAATCTCCGACGAGGAACAAAACAATAGCGCGTAGAGCATTGATCGCGTTGCCGATACTCGCCATGAAAATATCGGCGAAAGCCCTGACTATATTGATGATTGCGTTGATGCCGCCTTCGGCCGCACTCCAGTCAAACAGACTTTCGCCGCGCTCTTTCCAAATTAGGAAGTCGTCAAATAGAGCCGCTAGAATAGTAGCTAGTGTCAAAATGATGCCTACAGGCGAAGTGATGAAAGAAAGATTGAGTACCTTCCAAGCGGCAGCGGCAGCCAGAATGTAACCAGCCCAGCCATCAGTCGCCTTGTTTATCCTGACAAAATGGTCGATCAATTTGCCGATTGCTTGGCCAATCCTTATAGACACGCCAAGAAAAGCCGTGCCGATTTTGACGATGATTCCCACGCTTGCCAGCAAAATGTCCTTCATGCGCGGTAGGTTGTTAAGGATCAGCCGGCGCAGTTGATCTATGCCCTGTCGCAGTGGCTCCATCAGCCTCAACGCCGTGAATTTTTTCAGCGCATCGAGGACGAAAAGCAACTGTTTCAAGGAGTTGCGGAAATTTTTGGCAGATGAAGCCGCCTTATCGGCGTCTATTTCGAGCGTCGAAAAAACCTGCCTGAATTCCCCGCGCAGGTCAGAGATATCCTCGGTCAATGCCGTGACGAGGGATGGGTCTATCCCCAGCCGCTGGAGGAAGTTCATTTTTTGGAGCATCGGGAACCGGCGAATCCGGTTGCCAACCTCGCGCATCACCACGTCAGCGGTTTTGAGTTGACCCCTGGCGTCGCGGATGCGGATGCCCAAAAATTGGAAGGTCTTCGCCCCCTCGCCCAGGCCCAGGGAGGCATCGCCGATGGCACGGCTTAGGGACTCGATGGACCTGGTCGCCGCATCGGTGTCCGAATTGGTGAGCGAGGCGGCATACCCGAGTTCCAGAATGGCCTTAGCTGACACATTCGACTTGATGGCCAGATTTTCGAGCGTGTCCAACTCGCCGGCAATGGCGTCCACGAATCTGGTCACCAAGGCAGTCCCGGCCACCAGGGCCGCACCAATGCCAACAACCGCTCCCGTGGCGGTCTTGATCGCCCCAGAGAATTTACGCATCGAGCCCTGGTCCACATTGAACCCGAGCCCGACGAGAAATTCCTTGATGGTTTCGGCGTTGGCCATTGTTTGCCCCAGAAGCGGCGATGGTCTTGGGCTAGGCTATCCCGGCGAGTAGGTGGTAACCCGCTACCTCATGGCATCGTGATATCGATACTCGTTCTCGTCCTGGACGTCCAGCGCGTCGTTGAGGTCCGCCACGTCCGCGAGGGTGAGAGTCCCATCAATGATGCTCTCGTAACGGCACAATCCCCGCAGCACCGGCCTTAAAAGCCAGTCCTCGCCGCTCGGCATCGAGACCCAGGTTACGTGGCGCTTGGTTTCGGGGCCTCGTCGGGAGAAGTCGAGGGGAGCGCGGCGAAAAAACCCGAGAGGTTGTGCTTGAGGACCTCCCAGGCCAGGCGCAGCATGTGCTCCATGGTGATGTCGTCGAACATAATTTGGGTCCCACCGCCAGGAGTCGTGATGGGGCTCCAGCCAGCCCCCTTTGGCTGCTTGCGGGTGACGGCGCGCAGGAGGCCGAATATGCACCGGTCGGCGTCCTCGTCGCTCATATGCGCGATGGCGTCCGCAATCGGACCCAGGGCCTCCACCAGGTTTTCGGCCCCGACCGACTTGTCCTGCATCGCCGGGACTAGACCGCCGATCACCGGAGCAAGTCGGCGCACGACGTGGAACTGCTCCCGAGCGCTTAGCTGGCCCAGGCGATAAAGGTTGCCGCCAATTTCGATTTCCATGGGCTAGATCTCCGGCGTCCCGACACCAAGGACGGTATCGGATTTGATCGCGTCGAAGGTCCATTCCATGATTCCGCCCTCTTTGGCGTACGTCACGGTTGGACGGCGCGCGAAGGCGGCTTGACCCAGAGTGATGACATCGCCCCGCGCAATGTCGCGGACGGTGATCGTGTTTCGACCGTGCAGGATCGATGAGCGCACCTGCTGGTTGTACAGAGCCTGCAACTGGGCGTTGATTGGAGACGTCTTGAGCAGCCGAATCGTGGCGCGGACGCTGAAGTCCGACGAGAGGCTGTGCATGCCCTCACCGTCCGCGCCGATGGTCATGACGTTTTGGTCGTTGATTGGCTCGATGGTGATGCCCTCTTCCGCCGCGCCAGCCCCCGCCGCCAGGTTGATGGATCCGCCTGGACCGGAAATGGCCGCGACGACATCCAGGAAAGAATAAGTGCTCATGGTCTCTCCCTCTACCTGTTGACGTCCACCTGGACGTCTAGTTCATGGATGGCGCCGGCCAGCTTGAGCGCGATCTGGATGGGCGGCGCGATGCGCTGCTCCCGGGTGGCCTGGTCCTGCGCGGCCATGGGCGGCGTGTAGATGTAGTAGCCCTGGCCCAGGAACATGCCTCGCTCCAACTGGCCAAAGCCGTCGGCGTTCCAGGTGCCCGCCGCGACAAGGCCATTGTTGATGGCCTCATTGCAGACGCTAGCGGCTACGTTGACGAGCTGGTTCTGCCCGGCGTCGGTCTGCGGGATTTTGGTCTTGCTCTGGTAGAGCAGGTTGTACTCCGCGTTTTGCAGGGCGTCGGTGAACCAGTCCAGCCCGTGGACCTCGTCGAAATAGGCATCCCCGCTCATCACGCCGTATTGGATGATGGCCGTGTCGTTTTGGTAGGCGACGAAGACATTGCAACGCTTGGCCTTGAGCGTCTGGGCCTGGGTCTCCGTGATGCCCTCGGCCACCACGCCAGGCTCCTGCTTGTACATGAGCGTGATCGTGGACCGGTTGGCCGCGAAATTGACCGAGAATGCGCGTCCCATGAGCGAGCAAATGGCGTAGGGGTTGGCGCTGTACTGGACGCAGGTACGCCGGAAGCCCAGGGCCTTGAAGACGCTCGCCAGGTCGGCGTCATAGGTCGAGTCCAGCACCCTGGTATCCGTCTCCGTCACGCCCAGGATGCGGCTCAGCAGCAGGCTCTCGATGTAGGTGCCCACGGCAACAAGCTGCACCGGCGTGGGCATAGTGGCAGCCGCGAATGTCACGCCGTACCAGACCGCCGACTTCTCGGCCAGGACGTCCACGGCGTAATCGGGGGCCTCGGCGTCGTAGCCCTGCACCAAGGACGTTGCGGTGGTCGCGCTGCACTTGATCTTGTCTTCCAACGCCGTGCCGCCGGCCAGGTGCTCGGCATAGCTGAGGCTTGCGGTGGCACCGGTGCTCACGCTGCGGATCTCGAAACGCGAGCCGGTCCAGGTACAGACCGCGCCCACCATGCCGGCGGTGATTACAGCGGCCACGCCGTCAAGCGTGGTCTCGAGCGAGAAATCCAGGTCGGTCACGTTCTGGGGCGAACCGCCGTCCACAGTGATGGTGAACGTCCCATCGATGATGGTGGTCCACTCGGACATGGCCTGCTCGGCGATGGTGAGAATGCCACCGCGCAGCAGGGCGGTGGAAGCCGTCCGCATCCAGCGCCCGATCATGAGTTGATTGGGCCGGGGAGACTGGCCGAAGTACAAGGCCGCAGCCAGGTACTCGGGAGCCAGAAGGCCGAAGTCCTGGGCGACCTCATCCAGGGCGGTGTAGACTCGCAGCCTCTCGAGGCCGTCGATAACGTCCGAGTCGCCCAGGATCAGGAGCGTCCCGAAGCCTCGGCGCGAAGCGGCCAGAGGTGCGAGGTTTACCGCAACTCGCACCAGCCGTCCGATGTTGAGACCATTGGCCATGTCAACCTCCCTCTATTCGCTTAGGGCTGGAGTAGACCAGTCCTCGGTGATTAACGCTTCTTCTCGGTTTGCCTCGACCGTGCCGGCGGCACCAAGAAAATGCAGCACCTGGTAATCGCGCCGAATCTCCCGGCGCATCGAAATGGTGATATCGGCCCGGTCGAAATAGCGGTCGTTGATCAACTCTGGCACGTGCATCGTATCAGAGACACCGACCACCGCCACTCCAGCCAGGAAAAGTATCTCTCGGTTTTGCGCCACATAGAGGCCGTCCCTGAGCAGGTTTGCATTTTTTTGGCAGTTGGGCCCGTAAAAAATGCAACGGAGATCTAAATCCTCATGGCGGACGAGCAGCATCCCATCGTCGTCAGTCTGCCGCTGGTAGGGATTGGCGTCCGGTCTCTGATTATCGACACTGAAAGCCAGCCAATTGACGTCGATCGCGGGAACCGGGGGCGGATTGGTCTGCCACATTGGCCGAACCATATCACCGACCAATCCGGTGACGCCCGAGAGAAGACGTTGCAAAAATCGCCTGAGCGTTTGGTCCTCGTCAGGGGCAATCATTCCCGGCGTCAGATATCCACCCGTGGCGCTGGTGTTAGACACTGACCGGCTCCAGGAGGCAAATAGCCGAGGTGAATCCTGCCCCGTAGTTGACGAAGTCCTCGATCACGCTGTGCACCTGGTACCGCTTGCCTCTCCAGAGTATCACATCGGCATACCCGCCGGGCTGCGCGGCTTGAAGCAGTCCGCGATACCAAACCTGGATGGTGTCGGAGAGCCGGGCCCCATCCGGCAACCGGGCCAGCATCTCGGGGTCTCCAGTCTGCACCACGGCGGTGATCACGGTCGAGGTCTCAGCCAAGACGTGCTCGCCAAAAGAATTGATGGAGGACGTCCGCCTGATTAAGGTCGCCTGGTCCGCGAAGTCCGGGTCCATCAGGATGCTGGAGACGTCCAGTCTCGCCATCATCTTTGGCCCTTACGCCTGATGACGTAGTTGATGCTGTTGAGTAGCTGGCCGGTCCTGATGAGCGGCTTAGTGCCGGCAAAGCCACCAAGCTGGCGCATGATGATGGTGACGGGGCTCAAGGGTTTGAAATTTCCAGCCACGATGTACTTCTTAATGCCGGCCTGGGCCACCAGTCCAGCCCGGGTCAGGGATTTTTCGACTTCTGCGTTGCCCTTGCCGTCCAGGGCGTTTTTTGCGCCCTTCCCGAGGACAGCATCAATCTTGTCCTGAACCGATCTGATGCCGGGAATGAGGAACGGGCGGGCCGGGATTCTGCCACCCGGCGAACCGCGATCATGCAGGTAGGCCAACGCAGCGTTGGTCTGATAATCCTCATCCTGGCGACCAGATGCTTTGCTGGGCACTCCCACCCGTACCCTATCGCGGTCTAGTGCAGCCAGAGACAGCATCAACTTTTCCACGCCATCCTTGACGATCTTGACGGTGGATGGAATCGCCATGGTTATGCGATCTGCACGCATCCCTGGCCGATCATCCTGGCCAGGTTGAGGTACTGGACGCCGTAGGTTGTCAGGTTCCAGTGACTGCCGTTCTGCTCCGACGCCTGGGCCAGGCTGTCGGAGTAGGAGACGCTGACAGAGCCAACAGCCTTGCTGGTTACGCCTCCCATGATGTTTTTGGCGCCGGGCACGGCGCACTGCTCTGCCGCCTCTTGGTTGGCGATGGCCATGGCCAGGTGATGCGCGACGTGGAGATTGACCGCATGGGTCCACAGGTCGCCAAAGCGATCGGCTGACACCAGTTGCTCGGCGATGGCGGCCCAAAAAGAGACCAGGCTTCCCGGATAACGCGCCACGTCGGCAAACTCCGGGAAGGCCTGGCGAAATTGAGCGATGTCCACTACTCGTCCTTGCGAGGCCGGCCACGGCCACGCTTGATGGGCTCGTTTTCTTCGCCCTGCTCTTCGTCGCCGGCGAACACGTCATGGATTGTCTTGATGGGCTCGTTTTCGTCGCCCTGCGCTTCGTCGTCGGCCGGCTTCGGAGTCTCGGCCGGCTTATCGGTCTTGGAGGGGGGGCGAATCGAAAGCTTTTGCTTGGGCTCGTCGCCTAGCCTCGTCGCCTGGCCGTCCTTAATCAACGCGCGAACGAACCAGTCAGGTGCCCCCACCTCGGCCTCTTCGCCGATGCGATACAGCACGCCGTTAATGCTGACGGCGCGGTGAAATCTTACTCGCATAAAATCACTCCTTACGGCCTAGATGCCGTCCCGGTAGATCAGGGTCTCCGGGTAGACGATCTCCACCTCGCCGTAGGCCCAGATGTAGGGAGCGCTGAAGCGGATGCCCTGGTAGTAGGGGGTCTCCCGTCGGATGGGGACCATCGGGAATCGCACCCGGTCGAGGTCGTTGGTGTAGGCCATCATCCGGTCGGTTGCGCCGGCACCCCTTCCGCTAAGCCACTTGAGCGGCTGAATGTCCAGAGCGGAGCCGTTGACGCGCAGGCTGATGGAGTTGTCCTCCAAGTACTTGAGGATACTCACGTTGCCGGCGTCGCTGACCTTTTGCGACGCGATGTAGCCGTACTGCGTGGGGGGCAGCAGGAGCTTGTTGGGGCAAATCGCGTACCCCGAGGCTAGCCACGCGGCGGTGATCATCTCGTTGACGTCGGCCAGGATCTCGTCCGGGGTCTTGGTGGACCAGAAGGTCTGCCCACCACCGCCCAGGGCCACGGAAGCCGCCGTCACCAGGAGGCTGTTGATCAGGCCGGTCGCGCCCACGTCCAGATCGCCGACGTAGACCATCTCATCGGTGCTCATCTGGTAGAGCACGTTGAGGGCGTCGAATTTGGCCGCGTCGATGGGCTGGTTGAGCAGCTGCGAGCGCTCCATCTCGATGCTGGTGTAGCTGACCTCGCGCCCCAGGGGCCGCAGGGGCGTGGTGATCTGCTCACCGTCGATGGAGACGCCGGCCAGGGTGTTGCCGTCGATGGCCAGCCAGGGCTTTCCCGTGGCGGACTGGCCTCCCACGCCGCCGATGGTCGACCTCAGAAAGCTCGTGCTCTCGTTGGCCAGGGTGATGCCGGGCCGCAGCTTGATGTCGCGGCCCCAGGTGACGGCGTAGAGAGGCTCGTAGAGCCTTGGGTCCAGATTGTTGAGTTGGTTGACGAAGAAGGCCAGCGTCGAGTCCAGGAAGCGGTGGTTGGGAGCGTCCATAAACCGAAGCCGACGGCCAGCACCACCCCGGAATTTCGGAGGCGACTGGATGGCGTCCTGGATGTGGAAGATGTCATGTCGCATGATCTTAATCCTCTCCTACGCGGTTTAGAGGAACCGGATTTCGGCGGTCTTGTCGGCGTCCGCCCCATCCACCGCCCAGGTGACGCCGGGCAGCAGGACGTTGTTGACGCCGTCGGCAGTGGCCTCCAGGTCGCCCACGAGTTTGCCCGTGTCGGGGACCACCCTCATGTAGACGGGGGCCCCGCGCACGGGAGTGCCGATCGCGCAGCGCACGTTGCAATAGCCTTTGACGATGATGCCCTGGGTGGCGTCCGGGTTGGGCGTGCCGGGCCCGAAAACGCCGTCGATGGCCCCCCCGATGCTGGGAGCCAGGCGGCTCAGGATGCCGGCGAAGTCGGCTGCGGTGTCGGCAGCCTCGATGGCCTCAAAGCGCCCGAGCACGAGTTTGACCGGCGCGCCGAAGGCCGTAGGCACCTTGGCCTGGTTGAGAAGGCCGGACTCGACGATGGTGTACTGCTGGCGGGTGATGTCACCCGGCACACCAGCGGGAGTGCTGAAGAGGAAACTGGTCATGTCTACTCCTTTAGCGGCGCGCAGCCGCGTAGTGCTTGGCGTTGATCTCGTTGAGCTTGGTGGCGTCCACCGGCCCCGAGTGCAGATGCGATAGAGCATCGCGCATGGCACTGTCGCTAGAGCGCTGCTGACTCCGGCGCACGGCCGCCATGCCCTGGGCGGCGGCCACGAAGAGGATGTCCCTCTCGGCATCGCCCAGCGTAGCCATGTCCTTGCCGCACAGCAGGCCGTCGATCACCCGCTTGCCGTCCGCCGTGGCGTGGGCCTGCCGCAGAGCCCGGCCCTGCAAGTCCTCGCCCTTGGGGATGCCTGGGGCCAGGATTTCGGCGCGAGCCATGGTGGCGGCATCCACAGTGACCGTCTCCGACTTGGCGTCGGGCTCGTTGCCGGCCAGTGCCGCAATGGCCTGGGCGAGGACCTCCACCACTTCACCCTCGCCGTTGCCGGTGGCCATGTCGTTGCCCATGTCGGGTTCAGTCTCATCCTGGTTGATGCTCTGACCGGCCATGGCGGCCTCGATTTTGTCCAACCTCTCCATGATGGAGGCGAGCACGGCTTCCAGGTTGGGCTCCTGATCCTTGGAGGGCTCCTGCTTGTCCGGCGGCGGCTCTTCCATGGCCTGGTCGAGCGAGTGCCCCAAGATTCGCAGGATGCGCTCCTTGAGGGTGGCCTTGTCGGTGGCCTTGTTGGTGGTCTTGCCCTGGTTGGAGTCCATCATATCACCTCCCGCCCCCTCGGGGGCATGATCGAAAATTGCGCACTCGGCCCCGCACCGACCGGAGGGGACCAAAGCGACATGATTGCCTCGGATATTTCTCTGCCGGCCCACGCCGGGCTCTATCTGTAGATATTCGGCCTCGTAGCCGCAGGACACCTCGCGGAGTCGCCGTTCACGAACCGCCTGAATGGCCTCCATGTCGGTGATGAGCAGATCGGCCAGCAGCGTTTCCGCGAGGTCGCCCTCGCCGGGTCGAACGTTTTGCACCACCCCGATGGCCAACGCGCGCCAGTTCTCCGGCGTCACAAAATCGTCCGGGTGGGTAAG